GCCTAATTGTAGGATACTACCTGTTCTATCTAGGATCAGTCTCTTGCCTTTCACCCATGGCAATTGATTGGTCGTCAAAAATGACTTGTAGTCAAACCTCCTTGTCAGTTGTTTCTCAAAGAAATCTTGCGTTATGTCAGCAAACAGCCGTCTTGCTATTAATATAGATATAAGTTGAGTACTAGGTCCTGACTCATGTGTCAGTGTGAAAATACCTTCAGTAGTTTTCACCCCCATGAAATTTATTCCTTTGAAATTGAATATGACAGCATCTTGTATGTCCCACCCTCTCTTTACATATTCCTGTAGCTCATAATTATCCAAGTACCTATGCTTTATGCCATAAGTACTTTCACATAGTGAGTACAGCTGTGAATCATCACCAAGGACTATTGACTTGAGGATTGCCAACATTCTCTTGTGGAAAATGTCAGATTGTTTAGACATGTCCATTGTTTCTTCTTTTAAAAAGTCTAAGCAATTTAAACCGGTGACTTCGTCATACATTCTTGAAACAACCTCTCTGTAGACTTGGTGTGTTTCCCTTTCTTTCACAACAATAAAATAAAACAGTAGGCTAAGGTTTTCTAGTACAATTTTTGACCTATCATGTGAATAAAGGAAATCCCTGCTATAGATTTTCTCCCCTGTTATTGGATTATGCAACTCGAATTCCTTGCTAGTGATGAGCTGGTATTGGTCTCTATAATTGGAACCACCCTCAAGATACCCTCTGAACATGTCACCAGGTGTTAGATGTGAACTGCTGCTAAAGCTTATGCCTACAGTGTATTTTTGTGTCTGTGATTTAAGAAGTTTTTGGAGGGTTAATAACACTGCAGGGCTTGCTATGTCATTAGGTACAAGGCTCATAACTTTTTCTTTATCACGTATTAGGCTGACTTCACCAAAATGGCTCCTTCTATCTTCCAAAAAGTTTTTGTAGTTGAAAGAATATTGGAGTACCGTTGCAAGATTGTTTTCCAGGGATAGGAACTTGTAAGTTTCAGGTATTTTATAAACAGAAGTAGGTAAGGGATCCCTTCCAGTCTTGATTAGTGCAGCCCCATCTAACAATGAAAAATAGGCTTCAATGTTTGGGTCACCATTTAAAAGCACCAGGTTTAAAAGTCTTTCATCCAATGCTTCTGCTCTTTTTAGCTTGGGTATCTCAGTATTTATAAACTGCCTCAATGTTAATGCTTCATCATTGTCCAAGCCAGTTATACACTTTCCGCTGGCAAAGAAAGAGAGCCGCAGCATTATCATGCGCCTTGAAAGCATAGTATAGGCTGTTGAGAAGCTCTTATTGTAATACATGTATTGTAGCCATTCTAAGTATCTTGAGCTTTCCCTAGGCTTCATCAATACATA